TTCCCGGACAAAGGATCAATTATCCCCGTTGTCAGTGTGGACGGCTGGGGCAGGATCATCAACAGCAATCCAGCAATGGACGGCATTGAGTTTGAGTATTCGCCTGAAACAATCACGCACAATGGAAAGCTGTGCCATGTGTGGATTGATTGCATCATCTACCGCAAGGACCGCAGCAAGCCAACGCGGGCGCGGGAATTCTTCTCTGAGGTTGTCCGCGATATGGGGCCGTGGAAAACGCACCCCAACAGGATGCACCGCCACAAGGCAGAGATTCAGTGCGCCCGTATCGCCTTCGGATTCGCTGGAATCTATGACCAAGATGAGGCCGAGCGCATCATGGAAAACAGCCGTCCGGAGGGAACAAGTCCGACTCTGAGCCAGTACACGCCAGAACAGAAACAGCACTATGACTACCTGATTTCTACCAACAACGCAGTCGAAATGTACCTGTTCGGCTCCAGCATTGAAGAAAGCCAATGGTCGGGCCTGTATAACTCTTTCGAGAAAGGCCAGATAACCAAGTACAAGAAAATCGTTGAATCTCTCTACAACGAAGGCCAAGCCACGCTTAACAGGATCGCGCAGGCGCTCGAAGAACACGCAGGGCGGCAAGACGATGCCGGAATCCTCGAAAACGTGCAGGGGCTTTCCAGCGCAGCCCTAGCGCATGTTTCCGGGCTTGTTAGCAGCGAGACAGAGGAATTGATTCGGATTGTGCTTAAAGCTCAGGAGCAAGCTAAATGACCACCCCCGAGACTGTAAAGGAAGAGGCTGTAAGGCTGGCGCTTGAGCATGGATTCACAATTGATGCAGAGGGCCCAAGGAGCCAGCCATGACAACGCAAGCTGACATTATGGAGATTGCGCAAGACGCTGGCTTGCTCTACTGCATCGACGACGAGTACCTGAAGCGTGGCGACTACACTAGCCAGCTTACCCGCTTCGCCGCTGCGATCATGGAGAAGTGTGCGAAGTCTTGTGATGATGCGGCAGAGCGAGAGCGTATTGTGCTAGTCAGACTGCGAGAGGAGGACGCTGGCGGCAACGACAACTATGTGCGAATGATGCAAGCCCAAGATGATGCCGCCGCCATCCGCTCAATGATCCAGCCACCACCGGGAGTCAACAATGAAGCCAGATAAGCAAGCGTGTTTGAAGATGGCGAAGGAGGCTGGCGTAGTTTTCCAGTTTCCGGTTGACGATCCGCATACCTGCTGGGGTGATATCAGCGGTATTGAGCGTCTCATCCACGCCGCCTACGACTTGGGCGAGAAGGCTGCTGCGGGGGAGATGGCGAGAGGTATCGCAGCCCGCTTCCATCTCGCAGATCCAACAGGGACGCAAAATGATAAATAAACCGCTTTGCATATGGCGCGAGGATGGCGATGGCGTTTGGGATGCGTGTAGCGACAACAGATTCATTTTCAACGATGGCGGCCCATCTCATAACAGTTTTGTTTTCTGCCCGTATTGTGGGCGCGAAATAGAGCAGGAGGAATTTGAACCAACAGGAGCGCAGAGCGATGAGTAAATATAAGTTTAAGCGCACGGACCGCGCCAGTGTAGAAATCCCCACAGGGCAGGAATTCTGCTACACGTTTTCAGGCTGCAATTACGGGTGCGCTAACGATGACAGCCGCCTTACTGGTGTCGAACACGACGCCATGACGCTGGACCCCAGCGGCAACGGACACTTCTTTACGATCCCGAAAGAGGATTTGGAGATTCAGCCATGACCGACAAACCCCGCACCACCGAACAGCTAATGCAGTGGCTGGCAGCAAACGAGTACGACAATGGCGAAAGTAGCGCGGCTGTCTCGGAGTCTGTGTATTCATTCAAGCTACGCGAACTATTCTCGGACATGGTCTTGCTTCCGGCAGAGAGTGCGGAGCCGGTTGCGTGGATGGCTATTTGCGATGAAGTACCAATTCAGACAGCGATAAAACAAAATTTGGAATGGGCTGCCCGGCAAGATTGGCGCGTTGTGCCCCTCTACACGCACCCATCCCCCGCCCAGCCTGCCGATGCTGACACGGCGCACATTATCGCGTGCGCACTTGCTGCATACGAAGGCTACGATCCAGACGACAAGCACGGCGGTCTGTATGACGTTAAGTGGTCCGGCGGATCGGAACCCGAGCCGCTTGGTGATTTGTTTTCGCTGGAGTATCTGCCGAGAGCCGAACGCATTGTTGCCGCCCTCAACCAGCAACCCGGAGGCCCGAAGCCGTGATCCGCGATCCGCGCCCAACCCCTCACGCAAGGCTGATAATCACCACGCTGGTCGTCGTGTTGTCCTCGCTGCTGTTCGGCATAGATCGCGCTCTGGCCGCTCAGTGGACGCACCCGGTTGAAGTGGACTATAACCCCGCCAACAGCAATATCCCGGCCCTCGAAATGGAATCAGCAATAGAGTATGTAGTATGGTCCCTGTCAGAGCGTACGGGCCTGCCAATAGTGTACACGGGGACAACGACCGCGCCCGGTAGAATCTCCGTGGTCTGGTCTGATCTGCCGTGGATGGTAAATGGCAGGTTCCTAAGGGGTCGGACAACGGTCAACTGGATTGATGGTCGCATCACTGATGCGAAGGTTGAACTAAGCCGGGCCTTCTTCCGCGATTTGGGCAAGTGCAATATAGAGATACTTATCCATGAACTAACACACGCTTTGGGCTATGAAAGTGCAGGAGAATCGCAGCCTAACGACATTTACCACCCGCTGGACGATCATGGAGTCATGTGGTCAGGGGATCATTGCCGCTATTCCCTATCCACTGATGATGTGCGGGGACTGCCCTATGGCAAAAACCTGTGCCACGTAGAGTTAACCCGTGAATTCGACTTGTATCTGCCGGACATGCGCGCTGAAATGATTTATTCCGGAGTAGTGGGCGGATACCACACTTGGACGCTGAACGGATACGCGCCGGGCCTCTCCCAATGCGCCAGAATCGAAAACGGGCGCATAGTCCTGACCGACATACGGACTTTGGGTAAACGCTATTCTAGGGCTGTTCTGGAGCCTTACAATGGGAAGTACAGATTAGTAGAATTAACCAACTGAGGAAATAAGCATGGCTGCAACAATGCGCGAAATTACACTGAAGCACCTGAATAACGGCACCGATGTAGACCTTGAATACAAGGGGCTGATTCTGACTGTTCTCAGCAGGCCGAAAGGTCAAGGCGGGGCGGACTATGCAGAGATGGAGCGGTCGCTGGCGGTTCAGACGCCTGTCCGTGCGGCCACCCCGCTCGGCTCAGTCCTGCTCTCCGAAGAAAATTGGACCGAGCTTCGGGACCGCGTGCTGGCCTACAGGTGGGGCGCTATCGTTCCTGAAATCAAAGTTTTCATCGAAGACATCAAGAACGCCCCATCGGTAGAAGTGACGAAAGCCGATTAGCTCGGGTCTGCGTAAAGTGCGCGCCAGCGTTTCGTGCCATTTACGTCTACTTGTTCAAACCCCACTATCGCGCCGGGGGTGGTCAGGGTTGAAATCGGGTCAGTGGTGTTGGCTGCGGCAGTGCCTACAAGGTTCATGAAGGCGTTGGCGGCGTCTTGCTGCATACGAACACAATAGGCTCCGGTAGCGGAGGCGCTATCGTTAATCAGGTTCAGTATCGTAAATGCGCCTGTGTCAGAGGATGTGGAGCTAAACTCAGCCACCTTTCCGGTAGTGAGCGCATTACCGCGAACAAGGAGGGCCGCGCCTTGGGTAAGCCCCGCAACATTTATAAAAACTGCGTCTTGCGTGGTGGCGCTCGATGTAACAGTAAGCGCTACCTCATTCGCCGTATCCGTAATAGTCAGCTTGCCTTCGGAGAGGGTTACATCGCCGTCAGTGAGGGTAAGACCCATCGCACTTGCAAGCGTGACGAGGGTTGCGCTTGTAGTGACTTTAATGCCCCCTGCGACCGTAATATAATGCTCCCCTCCAGTGGGGACGCGGTAATATAGGTTGGAATCAGCCCCACCACTAATGCCGGAAGCCGTACTAGCAGCGTAGGCGTTGTTAAAGGAAATAAGCCCGGAGGTGGTTGAGTCCGAGACAACGCCAATCCCAATAGGATGAGTTCCGGTTGTGCCAGAAAGCTGAAGCACTTCGCCCGTCGCATTATCGTCTATACCAAGCGAGGTAAAGGCTCCCGTAGCTGTCAAAGTCGTGAACGTACCAGCCGCAGGGGTGGTGCCGCCGATGATGGTGTTGTCAATGGTAAGGCCCGTGAGGGCGCTAGGGAGTCCGTGTCCGCCGATGCCTAACATAAGGTTCTCCTGTTACGCCGTTCTTGCGGCAATTTTCCAGCCGCAGTTAAGGGGGACGCCGAAATACTCGGACTGACCCGCAAAGAGCGGCATGCTGGACGTTGTTGCCGTGGGATTGCTTGAGCCGGTTTCGATGAAGCAAGCGGTATCCGTGGACAGCCTGACCACTACCGTTTGGGCATTTAGCGCAGAGGACTGTGCCGAGGTTCCGGACACCGTTCGGGTCTGTTGTGCAATCGGAGGCAGCATCATGCACGGGACAACAGCATCCGCCCCGTCTTTGGCTTCCATTGCGAATTCAGTGATGTAGAGTGTTGCCATAAGTCTCCTTTACTTCGGTTTGAAGTCGTTTTCAGAATATCCGCCTTTAGCAATCAGGGCGGCGATGATTAGGTCAGTTTTATCCTTTGGCGTATCCGATGCCGCAGGTGGTGCCGGAGTTATCTTCGCCCCATCCCATCCATCCCCAATAGCGCCGCCAACACTTGCGTCAATCAAGCCGGGGCAGAAAGACAGCGAATCAACAACAATGGTGTTGGCGATTTTACCATTTTTGATTACGTGCGCTCTCATTAGCAAACTCCATATATGGTCAGTTGGCCATTTCCGCCAGCGCCAGAGGTTCCGGTTTCGGTTCCGCCTCCACCACCCCCGGGCTGAGTGCCTGCGCTAGCAACGCCTGCAACGCTCCCTGCGCTCCCTGCGCCGCCGAAGATAGATGTCCCACCGGCCCCAGCATTGCCGCCGCCACCACCCCCGCCGCCGTAGACAGACGCGCCTCCGGCAAAGTTGCTACCACAACCACCAGCGCCCCCCCATGCAGAAGAACCGCCTGCTGTAGTTTCGCGCCCACTGCCGCCACCAAGCCCTACGCCATTTGTATGGCCGGCAGTGGATGTATTCGCAGGCTCGCCGCCTTGTCCGTACTGAATGCCTCCGGTCCCGCCAGCGCCAAGTGCGCCACCGCCACCGCCACCTGAATAAGCCGCGTTCGTGCCGTTACCCGCGCCACCACCGTAAGCATTAACTACGTCAAACGTGCTTGTGCCGCCCGCAGCCCCGCTTTGATCCGAGGACCGGGCCGCGCCACCAGCGCCGATTGTTACTGTTTCAGTGGCGGCAAGAATCGACGCCTTGATTGTGAACGGCACGCAAGCACCACCACCACCGCCGCCCCCATAACCTGCAAGCCTGCCACCAGAGCCGCCACCACCCCACAGCAAGCCGCCGAAGTAGTTATAGCCGGGGGGCTTGGTCCACGTTCCGGAGGCCGTGTAGGTGTAGCTGAAAGGAGACAGGACAACGGAGAAAAAGGCCGTTCCCGTACACTGAACCAAGCGAGTCTCGCCGGGGTACATGATGTAATTCGTCAGGCCGTCAATCTGTTCAGCGCCGTTCGGTTCAAGCGTGATTTCGCCAGTTCCAGAGTTCCTGATGTAGCAGTACCAGCCGCTTCCCAACGTCGCCGCAGCCGTAAAGGTTTGGCTGAAAGTACCGGAGGTAATATCAATCAGTTTGGTTGTATCGCCAGCCGCCAGAATCGTGTTGCTAGTGCGGGCATCCCTGACTACCGTTTGCAGTCCAGCAAGGGGGAGTCCGGTAGCTTTGCGCGGGTGAACGGTGAATACAGTGGTGGTTCTAGCCCTGAGCAGAATTCGGTCGCCCGCTGCAGAGGTGTAGTTTGCGTTCCCGTCCACTTCAAACACCGCGCCGTCCGTCCATACGTGGGCGTCGTTCATGTAAAGCTCGACTTCCATCCCGGCTTGAGGGGCGGCAGTCAAAGCTGTGAAGGTAACAGCGCCGCCCGTGAGCGTGAGATAGTTGCCGCCGGTCCATGGGTTCATGGTGGTTGCGTGGGCGGCTAAAGTCGTTCCGGTGTAGAAAACTTGTCCGGTCGTTACTACGTCGCCAGTGGACTTAACCCTGATCTTTTCAGCCGCAGCAGCACCGCCGGCCATCAGCTTGATTACAGCATCGAAATCTTCCGATGCCGCTGTTACGTCAGTGGTTACTGACTGTAGGACCAAGCCGGTTTCAGTGTTTCCCGTGGCAGTTTCGGTCGCTAGGGCCAGCCCGGTTCCGATACCAGCAACAGGAGTTCCCGTGGTCGTATGGGTCCCGGTAATGACGTTAGTAACGCCAGAGCTTGTGGCGTCATCAACAATAAACGTGCCGTTAACGATAATCTGCGCGTTGTTGTCGATGGACCAGATTGCAGGAGTATTAGCGTCCGCAGCGGCCTGTGTTGCATAAAGGGCGAGCTTGTAGGCTTCCGATACGTGGGGAATGACAATTGACCCGTTGTGAACCGGATAGCCGGAGGCGTTCAGGGCAACGCTGGTGAACGTAGTCCCGCCCGTGGAGTCAGTCGCCATCGAGATATTGGTGGACGTTCCAGCCGTGTACGCTTTCAGCACAGCGCCAGAATAGGGAACGCCCGAACCGTTCTCGTATTGGGGGACAAGCAAACTGATAGGTGTCCAAGCCATTACTCTACCCCTTGCGTGGCTGTTACAGGGACCGCGATACGTGCCGCCTGCATTATTTCATTGATTGCAGCCCGTTGCTGCGGAGAAGCCCCACGCATCATGGCTGCGAATTTGACCGGATCGCGTGATATGGTTTCGAGATAATCCAGCGTTGATTCTTGGGCCTTTTTACCCAAACGATTCAGCACGGAATTGGCAATTGTCAGCGTTCTTTCCAGAATGTGAGCCTGCGGAACGCGGCCAATGTCTCCAGCAATTCCAGCGGCCCTTTCTGCGCCCGCCCTTGCAAGACGGTCAGTATTCGCGCTACGTGCAAGATCGTCGCCAACAGAGTTAATCCTTGCCAATGCAGTCAGGTCATTGGCAAACACTCCTTCCATTGTGTCCTCAATATCGTTTCCGGTAGCGCGGCGAATCGTACCCGGCGCATCCCGCATGGCTTGGGCAAAAACAGTGGCCCGCTGCGGGGCATCAGCACCAAAGTCATTCAAGGCTGGGACTAATTTGTTTTCCACATACTGAGCAACCTGCATCCTGTTGATCGGATCAGAATCAGCGGCAAAAGTAGTTCTGGCCGTCTTGAATGCGTCGTTGGCGTTATCCAGCCAGTTCATCATGGCGGTTTTCACACCCATAACTGCCCGCGCATCAGCCCTGCCAAGGGAAGTATCCCCGGAGCGAGACAGCGCGGTATCCATAGACTCCTTCATAAACTGGATGAATTGCGTTAAATCTTCGGGCCTTACTTCACCATTTTCGATCTTTATTCCGGCGTCTTTCGCTAATTTGATCGCGGCAGGGAAAGCGTCTTGGGCAAACGGGTTTTTGAATATCTCCCGCAACGTATCGTCAGCCATCGCAGCTTGTTCAAAAGCGAGCGGATAAAGCGTGTTGGCGTTCGCCGTCCGTGTGGCTTCAGCGGCGGCAAGTCTTTCAGGCGTCCACACTTCACGCAATCTACTAACCCGCGCAGCGTTGGTTGCATTTTGTGCCTCTACCATCCCACTTCCGTTACGCGCTTCTGCCGCCCTCATCAGGGCGGACAATTCGGCGCTTCCTGCCGGTGACGCAACTTCCGCCACGCTTCCTTGTGCAACCGGATTCACATTTGCGTCCAGATTGGTCAGCACGTCATCCGCCCTGCTCCCTGCGGCCTCCAGAACAGCGCGGCGCGCATTTCCTTCAATCCCTATAGGGTGAACCATGCTGATGATATCTTTGGCCTTGTTACCAGCCCACGACAGCCCGCTAAGGGCGGCAGGGAAGGCTGCGCCGGCCAAAAGGCCGATTCCCATCTGCGCATTTTTCTGCGATTCGTAGTTTTCTGATGCGGCGGGGGTAGAGGCTGCGGAAGTCAGGCCCAGAATGCCGCCTTGCAAGACCCTGCCGCCTGTAGTGTCCGGTAAAGGAATTTTGCGGGTCAGGGCTACGTTCATAGCCACGTTGCCTCCAAGCCGCGCCCAATCCATCCCTTCGCTTCCCGTGGCCTCGCGCCCAATGTCGATATTTTCATCCCGACGCTGAACAAAGTTGTTCATTGTCTCGTCGCCAATTCCGGTCTCGTTGGCAACGTACTGCGCTGCACCAACTACCGGGTCGGCCACACCCTGAATAAACCTGCCGCCCTTTGTCCCCATCAAATACTCTGGGAAACTGGCAACAGGCTTTCCGGCATTGGCCGCAGCCTCTACTCCTGCCGGGTCTGATACTGTTACCAAAGACCTCAGTTTATTCAGCGCAGCATCATACAAAGGCGAACCTTTTTTATCGGTGTTCGCCTGCAAGTATGTCCTTAATGTCTGAACGGCTGCGCTTGCCATTATTGGCCTTCTGAATCAATGAGTCTCAGGATTTCATCCAGTTCCGGGTCGCCCGTGCTGGCTCCGGCATACTTCGCATTATAAGCCGCATCTAGTGCGCCCATGCTGTTTGACACGATACCGCGCAGTTTCTCCAGTTCACTTTTAAACTGTGCGTCTGTCTGCGAATTCCGGAGGGACACAATACCCTGATCGAGTTTGTCGCCTTCGATGTTGGATACAGCGCCCAGAGTTGCCCCGGTTGCTCTCATGGCCTGTAATGCTTCCACAAACAGCTTGCTTTGCAGCACGTCGCGGATTGCCATTGCGTCTTTGGCTTCCGTAGCAAAGAAGGGCATAAACGAACGCGGGTCGAGACTGCCGCTTGTGCCAGTGGCCGTAGCAAGGCCGGGGTGGGCAAGCAGTTGGTCGATAGTCTCAAGCGTCTGCTGTCCTTTGGTTTTTGCGGCATCCAATGCACTTCTTGCCGTACCAGCCTCAAATGACCTCTTCTGTGCTTCTTCCTGCGCGCTACGGTCAAGAGCGACTTGTGTAGTGGCAGCGCCAGCACCCGGAATTGCGGCGGTCCTAGCGGCTTCCTCTGCCGCCACCTGCGCGCCCCTGACTTCCGGAGTGTTGCTAGGAGGAAGCGTGGTCGGGAAGGTTGCTTGGGGCGCTCCACCCGGAGCGACTTGGGATGGAACCACAACAGAACCACCCAAATTAACGGCCGTATTCGCTCGCTTCATGGTCAAGTATTTCTCTTGGTCAGCGGGAGAAAGGCCATTATAGAAATTCCATTCCTGAACATTGCTTGGTCCCGCGCTTGCCGCATCAGGCGGGGGCGCGACATACCCTTGTACCGGCGCAGCGGACACATTGCCAGATACGTCTTGCGTAAAGGTCTGTCCGTTCTCCACCATATCCGGATCAACGGGTTTTGGCCTGAAAATTTCAGGGGCGGCAGTCTGAATAGCAGGCAAAACATGCTGGTCGTAGAATTGGGACGCGGCTTGTGGCGCGATACCGGCAAGCATGGCAAAGCGTGCGGCTTGGGTAGTGTCCATTCCCATTTCTTCCATCGCGTCAATATTCTGGACCATCAAGGCTCCGGCTTCGCGGCTTTTGCCTTGTTTCAGAAGGTCGCCCAAAGCCATTGTGTTCATGGCAACAAGCTGGATTTTGGCCTTCTTCGCCTCATCTTCCTCTTTCTTCTTCGTCCGCTCGTTAGACTCAATCGTCTGCTGATTGATCGTCTGTTGCTGAGTCGCGGTTTTCAGGTTGGTCAGGTCAATACCCGCCTGCCGTTCGCGGTCTTTGCGTTGGGCAAAAGGAGTCGCAAGGTCGGCCAACGTACCTGAAAGCGGGATGTTTGGATTACCACGGGCCATTAGACGTTTCCTCCTGCGGCTTGTTTTTCACGCTCAAGCCTCAGAGCCTTTTCAGCGGGGGTTTCGTATGCGTTGGAAGCAATCGTGCCAAGCTGCGAAATAGTGCCCTGAACGGCATTGGACTTACCGATGATTCCAGCAGCGGTTGCACCGCCCTGACCAATCAAGGTATCTGCCGTGTTTGCGGCTTGGTTGGTCAGGATGTTGGACTGGTTCACCCCAAGGTTCGACTGAAGGCCCGCAGTCGCATTGGTTGCCGCCGTGTTCAGGTTGGCAATGTTGGTGCCGGTCTGAGACTGGACGTTCGCCGTTTCGTTACCAAGCGCCGTGATGTTGTTCGCCACGTTCGTACCAAGCGTGTTCTGGACGCCAGCAACAGCCGTGCCGAGATTCGCCTGCGTGTTCGCCACGCCCACCCCAAGATTGGCTTGGTTCTGCGCAATGTCCCGATCAAGTCCGGTCTGACTGTTGGTTAGCAGAGAAATTCCGCTTCCAACTGCATCGGATACGCCAGCGCCGCGATTCTGTTCAATGGTTGCTAAGTCCCTGCCAGCATTCGTTTCGGTCGTGGCAATATCCTTACCCCTGCCAACAGAAAGGTCCGCAATGTTCTTGGCGGCGCCGGTTTCGTTGTTCGCCATGTTCACGCCGAGTTGTGCAGCGAGTTCGGCCAATGACTTACCGGTCTGTTGTTCAATTCCAGCAACAGTATTGGCCCGGTTCGTTTCCGCCCCCGCCACAGCATTAGTGGCATTCATGCCTCTGTCTACAAGGCCCATGCGCTGGTTGATCGTGGTGTCCAACAGGTTGTTGCCCATCAGGATCAATTCGTTATGGAGCTGCTGCTGAGTGCTTCCAGACCCTACCCGACCCTTAGCGGCCTGATTCTGTAACAGCCGGGTTTCGGCATTCTTGGCAAGCGAGTCAAAGAACGGGTTATTGGAGATAAAGTCCTTCTGCGCTTGGGGGTCGGAAATCAGCTTTTGAACGTCAGCGAGGTTTACTTTCCCGGCATCAACGTAGGGCTGGAAATCGCTCCTGATCGCTTGTAAGCCACGATCCTGCGCAGCAATAGCACCGGCACGGGCGAGGTCCAGTTTTTCACTGGCGCTCGCTGTAGAGGACTGGAGAATGGAGTTAACAAGGTCCCGGCCCTTCAGGATGGAGTTCGACGCATCCCCGTAGCCGGAAACAATCGCGTTAACCGCTTTCTCCCTTGCGGCGTTGATAATCCCGCTTGAAGCAATCGCGGCGGAATTTATCTCGTCTTTCTGGAGATTGAAGGCTTTTAGGATATTGTCGCGGTTGTAGGTTCTGCGATTCTCAAGCGTGGTTTGTGCTTGGGTATTACTGCCCCGTAGGGTATCAATGGACGTATTTGCCGCGCCGGTCAGGGAGGCAATGGAGTCGTTAGCGGCTCCGGTTAATGCGCCCCTTGCGTCGCGGGATGCCCCTGCCAACGTGTTGATTGTGGTGTCGGCGGTTTCCCGCAGGTTTTGGCGTGACCGTTCGCGGCCTGACTCAATGGTGCCAATGGCGGTATTGGTCGATTCTTTCAGAATGTCTTGGGAGAGTCCTGCGTTCTTTTCAAAGACAGCAAGGGCCTTGTCTGCCGCTGCTGCTTGGGTATCGGCAGCATTTTCGGCAGCATCGCCAGCCTTCTTTCCGCCCCACAAAGTCGCGGCAGCCGAAATCAGTGGGATGATCCATCCCCCTTGTCGATGCGAGAGCTTAATCTCTTTACCGCGCCTCATTGGGCAGGCTCCGTTGAGTGTAAGTGATGCCTTACTTTCAATTGTACGGCTTCCAATTCGTTTCGGCTACCAAGTCGCATGGGCTATCCGCCTCCAAACATTGGTGGAAATGCACACATAGACATAGCTGGAATCAAAAGCGATATGTCCCACTTCTCCGTCCGCAGTAGCAGAGGCAGGGGTTTTGTTCACAATCCGGATATTTCCAGTCTGGAGCGCGTCCCACATCTGGTAAACAGCGCGGTAGAATTCCAGCCCTTTTGAATCGAAGTCGGGGGCGAATTTAGGAGGTAATTGTTTAGGTGCTGCCAGTTTCACGGGCAAATCTCCACTTCAATCGCAGCCGCGTGCCAGTTGGAATACACAGGGTCAGTTGAAACAATCCGGAATATCCAGTTGTCATAGGCTTGGCCTATGTCAAAAATGATTTCGGTCAAAACACCCATCTGGCCTACATAGCCCCAAATCTCGGTGCTGAAGTTCTCCCCATCGGGGGAATACTGGAGCATGGCAACAGGGTCAGAACCCTGTCCGGTCAGAATCCCCGTTCCCGTTTTACCCGTGAGTTTAAAAGAGGAAATCTCTATCTCCTTTCCCGGCGCACCAAACAAACCACCATGAACAGGGGATAGAGTCCTTACTCTTCGTATTACCTGACTGTTTTCTGCATAAGTCGCGTTGTCGAGTTCAAAAATGTTTCCTGTCTCGTCCGCGATTAAATGCTTTCCAAAACAGTAGGCGTAAGAGTCTCCGATATAACGTCCTCCATCCACCCCAGAAGAAAGCTCAAACCACTGGCCTCCTTTGGGGTAGATAAAGGTTCTATCTGCTGTGGGGAATTTGAGTACATAGAACCACTGGCCATCAAGGCACATACACCAACCAACTGCATCGGAAACAGTGGTGAATGACTGGATTTCCCGAGCGATAACTTTTGGCAACAGAGGGGCGGCGGCAGCACCGAGCAAGCTATACACCTGCCTGTCTGTACCGAAGAAATAAATCTCCCGCCCGTCATTCGCTACCGAGTGAACAGCACCAAGCCCGTAATTGATTGCCCCGCCTTCGATTCTGGACACGGGAGGATTTTCAACTTGGGGATTGTTCCAATGTTGTTCTATCGAGTTGACGCCCATCATGTAAATGGTGGTCAGGAAGGCGTACACACGTTGCAGAGAGTCAGCTTGGTACTCCGCCGAGCCGTAGTTCAAGGCATTAATTGTCAGAGGTGCGCCTACGTCCGAGATACAGAATCGTCCATTGTCCCCGTCATAGACCGCTTGGTTATTTATCACGGTGACGGAATCAGGGGTCTCGAAATCCCCGTCCGTCCCAGTAGTAAGGGTGGCTCCGTTCCACCAATATGCGACTCCGTTTGCTGTAAGGACTATGCCAGTCAGAAAGCCGTCGAATATCGCTCTCCCATCGCCGGGAATCGTTCCGATGGTGGTACGGTTGCCCATGTTGTCCACGGAGGTCAGCGTGGTTCCTGTGAGCTTGTAGAGCGTCCCGAGGTGTTCAAACATGCCCCGATTTAAACCGGAACCGGAGGAAAAGGCTTTTAGGCCGGGGAAGGACTCAAGGATATAGGGAGATTTTGCGTCTCGGTTATCCTGCCGTTGTGGCCAGAAATTAATTGTCCGCTGCGCCGACAAACTAAGGTCGGTGTGTTTGTACGTACCTCCCGCAAGCGGAATCTGGCGGTACATCAGAAGTCCTCGGGGTAATCGGTCGTGACATACTGAGGGGTAACAAGTCTGCGGATTTCACGCTTGGCAATGTTTCGGGCATTCACAATCCGTTGATACAAGGTATCGGATACGTGGATAGTGGAAGTGCAGTTAAACGCCATCAGCGCAGCAAGGTGCGGTCCAATTGCATCAGGAACCGCGTTAGCCGATGCCCAAATTACAAGCTGGTCGTCTTTCAGGTCGGCGTAGCCTTCCGTGTAAGCAGCCGTGATCCGGACAAGCAAGGCGTTGTCCATATCCTGCCCCAAACGCTTGCGCCCTAAAAATTCGGCGGTTCGGTTGTAGAGTTCGGTCAGGGTCATTTCAGCACCATGTTTTCTGTCAGGGTTTTAACTGTCGCCCCGCCCTCTACGCCACGGGCAACTTTAGCCAATCGTTCATAGGTCTGCTTACTTCCCGAATGAGCGTTTATTTTCATCTGAAGTTGGAGAATCTGGTTTTCAATGTCAGACATTGCCTTCCCGTGGATGGATGCCAGATTACTAAACTCCCTCTCCGTAAATGGAACAAGGCCGAGGTTCGGCTTCCCACCCTGATTCCCTTCAACGTAGGTGTCCACGAACAAGCCCGAATCGGGCGGTATGTAGACTTCAATTCCTTTCGCTTTTGCATATGCAATCCACGCATACATGCTCGGTCGCTGGTAGAAATACTCGTGGTCGTCCACCGACATTTCCACCCCGTAAATCGAGATATGCGTTGCGCCTTCCAAAATTGCCAGCGCCATCATGTACGCCGGGGTAGACGTAAGATGCTGGCCGATCATCGCGTTCACGGCGTCATAGGGGTAAGTCGTGATCCCTTCGCCCTTGAACGGAAATGTTCTTCCCACAACTAGCGGAATTCTCTGCTCAACTAGCCATGCTGCATATCCATCCTGATGCTCACTTAGGTCATCATGGATTTCAAAGATTCGGGAAATCCGCTTTCCTTTGTGCTTGTCCATCTGATTCCCGTGCACCCACGTTTCACATGAAACATCGGCAAACGGGTCATGCTTGTTCGGTGCGCCCCCGACAATAGCTACTCTCATGTTCTGCTTGGCCCCGGTGGTCTGCCACGCTTTTTGGCGTAAGTGGTCACTACCGGCACAGTTGGCACTTCTTCTGCTTCGGGGGCCACAATAGGGTCCGGCTCATCCGCTACATCAACATCGGGCGCGAAGATTTCTTCCTCATCCAGTTGGGCCGCGTAGTCACCTTCCGGATCGGACGCAGATTCCTCACTGACAAAGCTCATATTGCCCTTCAGCTTTGCAATGACTTCGGGGTCTTTCACTTCAATGGCTTCCCCGAATAGCGTGAATGTCAGCCCGTATACAACGGCTGTTTCTGGCGGATTCTTCCCGCTTCCAACATACTGAAAAAGCATCAAACCTCCGTTAAAAAAGGAGGGGCCGTTTCCAGCCCCTCAAACCCACTAAAGGTTAATCAATCCAGCCGTACAGCTCAACCAAGATTGTACCCGTTTGCGTGGTGGCGGCATCAACAATCGAGCCGTACACGTCCAGCGAGCCACCCGGATCGGTGGTTTGGCCGTTGACGAATTCCCACGCCCGTTTGCCAGAATCAGCAAAGAGGTCAATGAGGCATTCGCCGCTCGTATCAGCCGAAGTTACGTCATGCGCGTTCGAGAACGCATCAGGATCGGAAGTGATGTTGGAACCTACCGATGCCAGCCCAAGATCAAGGGTAGGCGAGCCGGAGGTTGCAAGATCATCCCAATACACACGCGAAAGATTGGAAATCCTCGCGTTTGACGGGATGCGTCCGAAAAAGATTGTAGCACCGGAAGCAGAGGCCACCTGTTCAATAACAGAGGTAAACAAGCACTTCAGGTTGTTTGCATCGCCTTTGCCGGGAACAACCCCCGGAGCGGCGCGTTTCTCGGTTGCCCGAGTGGTATAGGTAATGTCAGCCATTGGTTAGGCCCTCAGTAAAGTGATTGCGGTGGAGTTGGACAGCGTTGCAGCACTTGCCGTTGCGTTTCCAGCCGTGATCGTGGCGGGAGCGGTACCAACAGTATTGGTGAATGCGGACGCCGCGCTAGGCGAGCCAGTCGGAGAACCCGTATCGGGGAGACTGGTCCGTGAAGCGTTCCCATCTGCGGTATGCGTGTGAGCATCATAGATCGTTTTGAAGTTCGCCAAGGAGGTTGTATGGTTATCAACCGCCGTTTTGAATGTCGCGTGATCCGCCCGCAGCTCCGTTGTCAGGGTAATCAGTTCGTCCATCGTGGTTTTGTTGGTGGCGTGATCGGTCTGCATTTCATTGATCAGATCGGTCACGTTCGCCATCCACGTTGCGATGGAATGCTGATCGTACCCGGTGACAGTTATGTCACCTTGTAACGGTCTGTTAGAAGCCATAAGTTACCCCTTACGCATCAGCAGCGGCGGAATGGAAGGACGTTACCATGCCATGCTGCTTGTTGTTGTAGTAGGTTTTCTTGATGTCGTGCTTCATCGAGATACCAACGCCGTTCAGGTGCGCGTAGTCATCTTCTTTGCGGCGCTGGAACGAGGCATTGCGGCCACGAATCCAAGCGAGAGCCTGAGCGCCACAGAGGAAGCCCACACCAACGCGGCTTGAGGAAGCGCCGGAGGTCAGCAGTGAGTCGCCGGTAGCACCTGCGCCCCAAACACCAGCAAATGGTGCAGAAGCGGAAGGCGTACCGTCAATGAAGGCGTCCATGTCCCGGACTTCCTTGATGATGACCCCATCATAGATCAGGTCGCCATCGGTGAAGATCGGGTTTGCCATCACATCACGGGGACGAGCTTCACGGTTTGCCTGCGCAATCGTGGAGTCCGATTTCAGATCGCGGAACGAGAACGAACCAAGGAACAGGACAAACCACGGAACGCCTTTCTTCGTCATGTAGGGACGAATCAAGGGGTTTGCAGAAGTCGCAATCCTTTTCAGCAAGCTAACCATTGCGGCGGTCATCTTGTCGTTGGTCGTGTCGATGTTGCCGAGCGACGTGGTATGGTTGCCAGCGGAGTAGTTGGACTTCGCTTTACCGTACAGAACGCGGTCGCCGTTGTTGGTGTTCCACGTATCCATGTTAGCTGCCGAAGCAGCCGTGGAGTTGTAGGCACCCGAGGATCCGCCGTAGTTGTAATACGTGCCACCGGCTTCCATTGCGCCCAAGGCTTGGATGATCTGGTCACGGACAAGCTCCATCTGCCAGTTCATCAGGGCAGGACGGGCTTCCGAGAACAGGTCGAATTCGGCCTTTTCGTTTTCTTCGTTGTCGATCAACACGCCCTGACGGTAGTAGGTCGGTTGTGCGACTTGTGCATAGTTCGACAGCGCAACTTCACTGCCGGACAACTGGGTCGAGCCTGAAACGCCCGGACCCGTGATTTTCGCCACCAGCGGGAGAGAGACTTTTTTCAGGTCGTTGTTGGTCTGGATGATCGCGTTCTGGTCGTTGCCAACATACGCGCCAAACGGCCCTTCACGAACGTACTCGCGTTTTACTTCTTTCTGGAATCGGGTAACTAAGTTACCACTGGAAATAGTGCTTGAAGTCATGGAATTGCCTCATGTGCAGGCTAATCCCACAGGTCCGGGTCGTCCTTTTTAGGGTCCGCTTCATCCGGCTGCACTGTGTTATTAGCACTGGCTGCTAAATTGGTTAGATTTTGCAGTTTTGACACGTCCGGCCCGCTCTTTTTCAGCTTTGCAATGACTTCCGCTTCGATCTTCTCCCTCAACTTCTTTTCGTAGTCAGGAGAGGACTTGTCCAGATAGTCCTTGTGCTGTTTCGCGTGTTCATAAGCGAATTCCGCAGGGTTGTCAGAAGTTCGGAACTTCTGATACAGCGTCGGGTTAGTAATCCGAATACCACCATCGGCATCGGGTTCCGACACAAGCCCCATAAAGACTTTTTCCAGTTCTGGATAGTCAGCATGTTGCTTGAGTATCAAATTCCGCGACAGCTTAATCGTGAGATTAAACGCCTCGGTAGCAGGGTCAACACTCTCCCCGCCCTTCAGTTTCCGAAGTTCATCTTCTGCGGCCTGACGCTTACGCCGTTCCGCTATCATTACTGCCATCGGGACTGAATCTTGTTTTGAGGGGGTCGCTTCCTCAGTCGTCTTGGTGACTGGTTCAGGTTTGGCCGGAGCCTCTTCTTCCTCAGTTACCGCAACCTTTTCGACATTTTCCACTGCCGGTTCTGGTTTTTCAACCACCGGAGTTTCAGCAAACATATCATCGTCGGACTGATCATCCGATTGATCTAATTCAGCCATCTTTCACCCTTCAGCGCCCGTGTGCGGCGTCCACTTACTACAAGCCCGAAACCCCGGCTGCGGTACTGCTTAAACTGAAATCTGCGGATTTTTGTCCGGGTTGTTAACCAGTGCGTTATTCTCAATTTGGGCGGTCAGTGCGCTCATTCTCTCCACCAGCGTTTTGGCAGAGATATTTTCAGTCAGTGCAACGTCTTTCCTGACTTTCGCAACGCGCTCCATTTCCGTAATCACTCTATCCTGTTCAACTGCGCCCGCTTGGGCCTGAGCCTGTTCAGCACGGCGGCGTTCGATCTTCGCAATTAACTTGTCCTTGTCACGAATTTGCGAGATTTCAAGGAGTTCAATTATATCCATATCCTTCGATTGTGCAAATTGCGCAATCAATGCGGCCTGTTCCTGTTGGCCGTTGATGAAGTCAGCGGACTGGTCGATGATGATATCTACTTCCAAAGAGGAAATGTCATTCTTCACCGATACAATTTCATTCAAGCGCGGATTTTGGGTCTGCTGAAGGAATTGAAGTATCTGTTGTGCCTCTTGTCTCTGTTTCAGCGGGGCGGATTCGTCTGCCGCCGCTTCTTCCAAAAACTGCTGGCCCGTGATTTCGGCGTTAAACCCAACCCACCTCAAAGCGTCTTGGTCGTCGGTAACGCGAATCCATTTTTCTTCTTTCCAGAACTGTTTGATTCTCGCCCACGTCTGTTCGTGTACGCGTTTTTCCCAATTAATCAGGAGGGCATACTGCCGATTGAGTTCAAGGGTAGCTCCTGACTGGAGTTTGCCGAGTGCAATACCGGAGAGTTCCTGCCCGCCATTATCTCCACCCAAAGGCGCATTGAAACTGGAGCGGTCCATTTCCGATTTCGCGTCTTGGTAGAGTTGAAATTGGGCGGTGGACATATCGGAAGTGGGAATGATCCCGAAGTCT